CCGAAGGGGGTCGGGTCTCGCAGTGCCACCGGAACTAATTCCGTTGGGATATCACTGTGAGTTCGGCATAGCCGGACTATTGCTAGATGGCAACCTACATCCACAAGGAGTTGGAATATGAATATCGAACTCGAAGTTCTGATGGAGTCTTTGACTTCCCACCAGTTACAGCGCTTCCTAGCTCGTCAGGACGAGTGTCCTCTTGGACATTCCCCCCTCGGGTACAGTGAGTGCTGTCGCGGCCAAGGCCGTGTTCGGCTCGCTAGACTTATTCTCGCTCGTAGGGAGAATAGGGTGCCGTCCACCGTCCTTTGGGACGATGGATATTGGGAACCCACTGAAACCGGTACTTATCGGCTTCTTGGGCTTCTCTAATCTAGCAATAAAATATTAATCGGAGTCTACTCTTAGGACTGCTATATATGCCGTACACTTCATCATTTGAGCCGCGTGTTGAGCGGTCTGATGGGATGATTTATGATGTGGATTCCCACACCATGGTTCCATACCATCATATCGACAACACGTACTTTATTGATGTTATGTTTGATTCGAAGGCCAACGCTTATCACGGTGACCATCGAACGGCATATAATTGGAGTCATAGCGGTGGTAGGTCCTCGGCCGAAAAGCCGGTGATCTACCATGACGTCTATGACAATCCAACCGATCACTTAACTTCGAACTACGACATTATACGGTCTGAGTTTCTTTCGAAGCACAGACTCCCTTTCTCAACGTCCAATGTTCATGGACCTTGGGTAAGCAATGCCGTTGACGAAGCTATCACTGAAGCCCAAAATTCATTAAAGGGCGCTTCTTCTCAATGGGGTAATAACCTCGGGGAGTTGAAGACATCAGTGGAGTCGATCGCGCGAGATGCCATGAGAGCGGCCGCATTCATCAGATGTATGCGCCGTGGTAAGTGGCAAGAAGCGGCTGATGCCTTAGGCATCAGTTTGCGTTCTTTCTCGCATAGCAGCAACCGCGGCCGTGCGCTAGCAGATTATTGGCTAGCGTACGTATACGGTTGGAGACCTCTTGCTCAAACTATGTACGATACTCAGGCAGTAATGTCTGATATCGTCGGTCGAACGAGCAAGCTTGTTGAAGGTACTGGTAAGGGCCGTGCGAATGGCTCTAATTCCCGCACCTGGTCAGGCGACGTTCTGTGTGATGGTGAGTGGACATCTTCGACGTCTTGTACGTTGAAGGCCACTATTACACATCCGACGTTGTTTAACCTAAACAAAGTTGGTCTCACTAATCCAGTCTCGATTGCTTGGGAACTAGTTCCCTTCAGCTTTGTCGTTGACTGGTTTCTTCCTGTTAGTAACACCCTTGAGGCGTTATCATCAGGATTTGGAGTAGACTTCCATGGTGGTTGGTATTCTACCATAACACGTGAGAAGTTCCACATGTTCCGGGAAACCGGTCGTGTGGATGACTGGACCACGTGCCTCGAAGGAGGAGACTACCGTGAGGAAGTCTTCGACTTTCGGAGGGTCGCGCTTACGGCGATGCCGCATGTGCGATTTTATGCAGACCTGACCCCATGGTCAACGCCCAGAGCGGTCAACGCGTTAGCGTTGGTCCGACAATTAACCTAGGAAGGTAACTGTATGCCTGCAATTAATGCAATGACCTTGAATGGTCTCTCTGGCGCCGATCACGTCTTCGCGCCGTATGGTATCGACTCCAAAGGAGTCGCGACCCTCATCAACGCTGGGACGAGCCCGGTGGGCGATGAGAAACTGACCTTGTCCAGTGTTCGCCTTCCTTCTGGGAAGGTTCGTACTGAACTTCGGCTTCAGGTTCCCAAGACCCAGGATGTGGACGTCGGCGGAGTGATCCGGCCGACCGTGGTTAAGACGGGATTTGCAGTCCTGACTATGACCACGGACGGTACGGCGACCTCCGACGATCGGCAAGAACTGTTTAAGATGTTGTGTTCCGCTGTAACCTACAGCGAGAATCCCAACATCGTAGACATGTTCGAGCAGAACCACCCCTTCTACTGATGAGCGGGCCCGAAAGGGTCCGTCGTCATCGGCGGAGGCGTGGTATCTCCACGCTCAAGAGAGCGGCCCTCGCGGCGATCTTGGCATCAGCTCCTCAGCTGATTGTTATGATTATCGCGGTGGCCGATAAGCTCTTGAAATCCAGATAAGACTTAGCGAGTATCGCAAGTCTGTTTCCTCATAAAGGAGTATCCAATGAAGAAACCCAGGCAAATACGTGCACGCAAAGATAATTTAATTAACGTGCATATTCCCGGCGACTTGACTGAGACCCTCATATCTCGGATAAATTCTCTCCCAAGCTCCGTGAAAACGGATTACTTGAAGAGTGAGTTTCTATCGAAATATGTGTCTCGTGATACTGATCCGGCGGATGTCCGTCGGACGCGGGCCATTAACAAGTGGCTGGCAACAGAGCGCGAGAATGAAGCGACTAATGAACGGCTAATTCTAACCCACGAGGAATATAACATTCTACCTCGTGTGCCGTTCTCCGTCTTCATGGATTGGTGTCGTGACTTCGTGTGCGACATCATCGGCGAGACGCCTCCGCTGGAAGCCTTAATCGGCTCCTTCAGCGGCGGTGCATCGACGAGTCGGCCGCGTACCGCTAGCCATCCGGCAGCTAAGTACGTCGGAAGAGCACATGTCACCAAGTCAGCTAAAGATACCTTCTCCTTATTGGAGTCGGAACTCTCTTGCTGGCTTGGCGAAGGGTGTCTCCTCACACTTGAGGAGGTTCCTGGCAATGTGCTATTCACCGTCCCTAAGAACACTGGTATTGATAGAGTGGCTTGTAAAGAGCCTGATATCAATATGTTCATTCAGAAGGGAATAGGCAATTATTTCCGTGATTGCCTATTAAGACACAGGATAAACCTCAACGATCAGTCGATAAACCGATCGTTGGCACGAATAGGATCGATCGGTGATCATCTAGCAACACTCGACTTGTCGAGTGCTAGTGATTCCGTGTCGAGGGAGCTTGTTTTCTCCTTCCTACCCGTGACCTGGTTCACCCTCCTGGACTCTGTTAGGAGTCCAGTCACCGTCATAAACGGTGTTGAACACCAGAACGAGATGTTCTCGTCGATGGGCAATGGATTCACGTTTGAACTGGAGAGTTTACTCTTCTATGTCATTACGCGTGCCGTTGCCTACTTTCGAGGCATCAAGGGTATCGTGTCTGTTTATGGTGACGACATCATATGCCCGTCGGGCATATCCACTGAACTTTCATTCGTCCTCGGTTATTTGGGATTTCAGGTTAATCCTGATAAGTCCCATGTCTCTGGGCCGTTTAGAGAGTCATGTGGTGGTCATTATTATAATGGGTTCGATATAACTCCTTTCTACTTGCGGGGTCCAATAGAGACGCTGCCAGATTTAATCGACGTAGCAAACAAGATACGTCGGTGGTCTAGCATTTGTCAGGATCCGGGCGGATATGTCTCGCGACCTATCCTTACGGTTCTTGACCCTCTACTGGAAGAGACTTGGCTTTGGCTAAAGTCTTTTATCCCTTCAAGTCTTTGGGGTGGTGTAGATACTACCTTCAAATACCAGTTGGCGTCGAAAGACGTACCGTCGGAGAGAGTCTCGGAAAAGACTCACACTGAGAGTACTGGTTACGGTGGGTACCTACATTGGCTTAATGCCACATGGGAGCGTACGTCCCTACGTGACGCTGTTTCGACTTCTCGTCGAACCAGCTTTACCGGTCAATACCGGACACGGAAGGCGCGCGTCTCTACGGTGAGTCGGTTGCACAGCCTATTTCTTCATGAGATAGGATGACATCCGATCAGAGTGCGGACGCGAGTCCGTACCCG